CCTGAAATACTCGCGGCATTGGAATTCGAGTCCTCCCATCCAGAAACCACTCTAGCTTGAGTCTTTAAGCTAGATATCCGCCCAAATCCCCATCCTGAACCTTGGAAAATAGGCTTGGAACCCGCCACCGTTTCTCACTCTGATAAACCTCCTTGTCACCAAGGTTAGTCCAACCAGAGAGAGTCACAGTAGGATTCTGATAAGGCAACTTTGCCTTATCTTGTACGAGCTTCCATTCAAGGGAACAATCAGACTCCCGCAACTTCTCTTCCTCAAGATGAGGGAAGTGCTCCAAAGCCATGTTAGGCTTTCTCGGTATTAACTGCCGAAGAAAGAAATCCAGATAACAATCTGGAACTTTCCCAAAATAAAGCTGTCTCTTCTTTGTAAGAAGATGACAAGCTCTAAAAATGGGCTTAACATGACTATCGAACACTTTCCCCACCTTGTCGAGTAGATTGGCAGGCAGGTCTTCCATCAGGTATTCCCTGATCTTGACCATGTTCCTAAGTCTAACTATCCAACTCTCAGGATTTCCGTCCCCAGCCACAGCATGTTCCACACCGTTTTTGAGCATGCATGATGAAATGCATGAAAGGTCGACAGAACAGTCCTGCTTCCGCCTCTGAGTAAGAAGGCCAAAATTCACATAAGGTATCTTCTCACACTGCACCACTTTATACTCTCCGAGCCCATTTTCCATGGTCTTCGGAACCCAAAGCTCACTATTAATCTGAAGAAACTTATCAGTAAAGAAGTTCTTTCCCACGGATGGGACTAGACCTCCTTGCATGACCGTTTCAGACCAGATATCATAAGTCTTTGGAGAGCAACAAAAGAGTATATCATCCCCGTTAATTAACACAGGGGGAACTTTCCATAAAGGAAACCGTCGACCAAAGGCTCTCTCCATTGACACATGATAAAGACAATAATTAGCAAGGCAAAGTAATGGAAAAGAAATCACATTTCCCATTAACTGGCCATTTGTCTGACCCGTAGGTTCAGGCAAAATGTACTTATACTCAAACGGGTAGTTTGGTAGTACTGCTCGATCATAATCAATCGTTGTCTCGGTCAAGGAGGAGAGACCTTTTTGGAACAGTCTTGGATTGGAAATTGCAGTGGATCCCAGTAACCCTTTGTACAATATTGTGCTCAACTCAATACACAAGTTATCAGTGGCGGCACTGTAATCACCGGAGCAGAATTTCTTCCCAGGGGCCCAATCCGCGAGGATCGGGGCTAAGTTCTCTCTCGCGAGAGGACTCCCAATTAAGGAGAAGAACCCACTTCGATGATGACAGACCTTCTGCCAAAGAAACTTTTGGATCTGAGTTAAGCCCATATGTGTACATTGGTATGGCTTAGTGATAATTCTGACCTTCATAGGCTCTAGAATGCAGGCAGGACTGGCAACAAAAGTGATCTCTTTCAAACTAAGGCACTCACAAGAAAGTTCATATCTAGTAAGAGAGGAACTCTTAACCTCGAAAACCTCCGATCCACACTCCACATAACCTACAAACTGTTCAATGCGTAAAGCATGAAATAGTTTTCGGTATGCAGAATCACGATCATTGATTCTGAAGTATCGGTCCCGTAGGAAACCCACATTACCCCCTTCCCCAAACCCATAGTCATAAGTAGCCTTACGACTAATGGGATGGTTCCAGGTGAACTGCTGCAAGTCACCAAAGTCCTTGGAGATCTCTTCAGTAAGCTGTTGGCATCGCTCATACAGGCTGTCTGGTAGCCCCCTAATAGCACCTATAGCTTTCGCGTGCTTATTTAGGTTTTTCTCAACGACCTCAGGGTGACATGGCATTAAGCCTTTCTTCAGCCCCTGAAACATGGAGTAATTGAAGACCCAATTCCTCCTACGATCACGGTACTTCTTGCATTGTTTCAAACGCATACGAAGTTCCCGGGGAAACAGCTCCGTTCCCAACGCTCCTGGAAATACATCAGGTGGCGTCAAATCGTACACCTCACACCAAGCAACATTAATTGCATATTTGAATTGTGAGATGATGTCGTCGCTAAGTTGCAAAATTGAGAGAATAAATCTAAATTCTTCCCAACCAGAACTATGAACAGGAATTCCAAAAATTTCACAGAATTCCGCCAAACGACGTTCATAGTCCAAGATCTCTTCGTTCATGTAATCTATTATAATTAAATGATCTCGGAGACCCTCGCTCGAATAAGATAACCATTTGTTGGCAATCTTGGTTCCATCTAAAAGAACTTTCAGTTGACTAGAAACACAATCTCGCAATCCTTTATGGGTAATGTGAGACGTGATCTTTGTCAAGATTGACTGAAGTCTTTCAGCTCTGTTCTCCCTAGTGTTAGCATCATCGGATACACAAGGAATAGCTTGCAGAATAGCTAAGTGGCAGTAAGTGTCCATAGTTGTTTTGTAACTTCAGAATTCCGAT